CGTCGCACGGGTGAGGATCCAGGTTTGGTACATCTTGCGGTCGGTCGGATTCTTCACCGCAATGAACCCTGATGCGTCCGTGGCTCCGGACTGAAACACCGACTGGAAGTCCTTTCCCGTCGCGGGGTCGAGCTCATACCAGTCCGGTTGCCCGGCGCGGAGTTTCAGGATCAGGTTGAAGTACTGCCCCTGAATCGGGTCTTCGTCGGGCTCGAACACCGGGGTGTCGTACATCAGCAGGTCGAGGCGGCGTTCACCGGACATGTCGGTGTCCATGTGCAGGGTGGTGGGTTCGGGGTTGTCGTCCCACTCGTCGACTTCGTAGTCGAAGATGCCGCGGAAGTCGGACTCGTTCTCCTCAGCGCCCCGCCCGTCGGTTTCGACGACGTGGAAGCCGAGGGTCATGTCGCGGTGCAGCCGCTTCACAGCCTTCTGCGTCGAACCGTCCTGGAAGGCACCGGATTTCCATGTCGTCTGCACCGGCGAGTCCCAAATGCCCTGCACCTGGCCCTTGGCGTTCCACACACCACCGATACCGCCGTTGTCGCCGTGAGTGTGAAATGTGCGGCCCTGCCCGGACATCCACATGCCGCGGATCTTCCGGTCGAAATAGTCCAGCTCATCAATGAAGGGGTTGTCGGTCACTTCTGACCCATGGACGGCCTGCCGCCGTAACGCATCGCCTGAATCTTCTGCCGGTCTGTCACGACACGCTGCAACTCGTTGACGTCCTGGACCACGACCTTCTCGGGCCGGAAGCTGTAGTCGTAATGGTTGCCGTTCGACTCCGGATCGAACTCTGCGACATTGCTATTCGCGAGGCTGTCCAGGGTTCCCCACTGGTCATGGTTGAAGACGGCCATCGGCTCCGGGCGGCGGGTGTTGTTGATCGCCAGCCCCTTCGGCGGGAGGATGCCGCCCTGATCGAAGACGCCGATCATCTTCAGCCAGTCGGTCGCAAAGCCGCCGCCGGGCTGAGGCTTCGGACCTACCGGCGCAGGCGGTTTCACAGGAGGCGCCACAGGCGCAGGTGGTTTCGCGTACTGTTTGAGGTTGACCCCGCCCTGCTGGAGGATCTGCTTGTCCCACGGCGCGATATTCGGAGCGCCGGGCTGCGCGGTCTTGGGTTTGATCCATGGCGTCGACGGGCCGCCTGGGTTTATCGGCGCGGGCCCGGGGGCGATACCGCCGGGCTGCGCCTTCTGCACGGGCGGCGCGACGGGCTGCGCACCGGCGAGCTGACCCGGCTGCACCGGGCCTCCGGGTCCTGGTCCGGGGGGAGCGCCGGTGCCTTCATGCGGCTCCTGCTGGGCTTCGGCTTTCTCCCCCGTCGTCTGCGCCGCCGCTACCGGGGTGAACTGCGGCATGAACCCGGTGACGTCGGTGTTGAACAGGCGCGGCACACCGAAGGGCAGCAGGATCTCCGCCAATGCGTCAGTCCAGATCCCGGCCATCTGGAAGCCGTAGTCGACGCCGCGCTTCGCTGCCTGCGTGCCGAGCCCGATCGCCGCCGACGCGGCCCCGGAGGCCGCACCACCGGCCCCAGGGGCGATCATGTTGACACCCATCCCGGCCGCGGACGACGCTGCGGACGCGGCTTGGTCGATGAGGGCGTTGATCGCCGAGGCGGCCATTCCGTACAGCCCGGACGCGAAGCTGGTGCCCGCCTGCCCGCTGCTTCCGGCGCCGGCGGGAATATAGCCCTCGGTGCGGCCCACATCCGGCGTCTGCTGCTGGGCTTGCGGATCCACCGGGTGACCATCCGGCCCTACCGGTCCCGGTGCGGCTCCTTGGCCCTGGCCGTGCTGTGTACCGCCCACCAGCATCGCCAGTAGCTGGTTGATGTCGACAGCGCCGCCGTCGGCGAAACCCAGCCGCCGTCCCAGCGCCCGCTCCCCAGGCTTGTTTCCGCCCTTCATCGGAGGCCACAGCGGCAGATTCGGATCGGGCGTCTTGCCGCTCGCGGGCGGCCTGAAGGCGCCTGGCTGACGGTGTGGAGGGTGTCCGCCCTGATTGTTGCCCGGGGCGTGCGGCCCGATCATTACGTCGCGGCGGCGCGTCCAGTCCGGCGAGTGCGGGTCCATCCCGAAGACGCCGCCCCGCTGCTTACTTGGGTCGCCGGGGAACATCCACCACGGAGCCAGGACGCCGATGTCGTCCCAGACGCCTCGCGGCGAGTAGTTGGGGCCTTGGATGATTCCGTGAGGCCGATCGCCCCACTCCGGGTTGCGCGGTTTGAGGGGGGAGGTGATGCGCTTCCCGATATCGCCGACACCCGGACCTTTGAACGCTCCGTCGCCGCCCGATGAGCCTTGTTTGATCAAGTCCATCCACTGGATGGACCCACCGCCCTTGCGGTGCAGCGCATACAGGTCGGGGTCTGGACCCTGACGGGCACCCGGTCGGATGCCCTCCCAGTTGGGGCCGCCTTCCCACCACCACGGCGGCATCATTATGTGTTCGTGGCCTGGACGGCGCGCCCACCCCGGTCCGCCGTGGTGTTCGCCCGGATACTGTCCCTGCACGCCCGGCATCCGCGGGATGTCCTCAGGGTCGAACTGAACATTGCCGAGGCTGATTCCGCCACCGCCTGCGCGGTGCAGCATGTTTCGGAACTGGTAGACGGCGCCCTGGCCGCCCATCGCGTTCACGTCGTCGGCGGTGAAGACGTGTTCGTTGTCGGACAGCAATGCGGGGATCTTGTCGCCCTTCGGCCCACCCGGACCCCGGGCAGCACCACCCATGGCGTATCCGACACCACGCCCGATCTGCAAAGGTGCACCACTGGAGTCGACGCCGTACCTGGTGATCACGTAGTGCAGGGCGGCGGCGATCTGCGCCGTCGGATCGGTGTAGCCACCGCCGGAGATGTTGTGCGCACTGAACGTTGACGGCAGGAACTGCAGCAGCCCGGTGACATGCTGGGTGCCGCCACGGCCGTTACCATCGTGCGGGTTGTCCGCCCCCGGGTTCCCGCCCGACTCGGTTTGGATCTGACGGACCAGCGCGTCTTCCCACGCCTTGCTGTTCGTGATCCCCAGCCCGGGCCCGTACGCGGCGATCACCGATTGAACTGTGGGCCGCCACCCCTCCGCGCCGAAGTTGCCTTTCAGTGGCGGCGCTATACCAGGCAGCGAGTTCCCGCCGCCACCGGTCTGAGCAGGTCCGGGATGACTGCCGGGGCCGCTAAAACTTGGCCCACTTGCACCGCCACCGAACAGGCCGCCGCCCGGGGCTTGCGGCCCCACGAACCCCTTGTTACCCGCGAGTGGTCCGGTGAGGAACCCGCCTGACCCGGGCGCCTGACGACCCCAGTATGCGTTCGGTGAATTCAGGAATGACGCACCGGGCCCGGTATAACCCGTCAAGGGCGTGCCGAGGAACGACGGGGCAACAGCACCTGGAGCGGTGACGGTCCCCGATAGGCCATTCAACTTGGCGGCAATGTCGCTGATCTTGGCGTCCGCGTCGCTCGTGTCGGCGGTGACTACGATCTTCTTGAGGGGGTTCAGCGCGCCGAGCGCGTCTCCAATCCCCGTGATCTGGCCGTTGACGCCTTGCGCATTCTCCGCGGCGGTCTTCAGCTCGGCGCCCCAGGCGCGTACCTTGTCCTTCGCTGAGTCGAATCCGGCCGCCGTGGAGATAAGTTTGTCGCCGATGTTGTTCAGGGTGTCGCCGACCGCTTGGAGCTTCGCGCCCTTCTCGCCGTCGAACACGCCGACGACACTGCCCAGCGCGTGGCTGAAATCGCCTGCAGCTTTGATGATTTCACCGAACGACTTCACACAATCTTGGGCAAGTGAGACCGCTCCGACACCGACATCGGTGAAGAACTGGACCACCTGGGGGCGGTGATCGTTGATGTATTTGGTGAACTTGTCGATGCCTTCGGTGAGACCACCCAACCCACCGGCGCCTTGGCTGAATATGGGGTCCAAGATGGCCGCGCCCAGCCGGGCGAGGGCGGCTTTCGCGTTCTCCACAGCCCCGGAGAACGACTCGCCCATCTTCAGCGCCGCCCCGCTGATGTGCTGCTCAATAGCTGCCTGGAAATGCTGCGCATCCACTTCCCCCTTGGACACCATGTCCGAGAGCTTGTCGGCAGTAACCCCATACTGCTGCTGCAGCCATTTGAAAATCGGGATGGACGGAAGCTGCTGCAAATCCTCGAGATAAACCTTGTTGGTGGTTTGAATCTTGTTGAATATCGACGCCACATCGCCCAGCGGCCGTTGCGACACCGCAGCCAGATCAGCGATATCCGACAGATATTTTGTGAGATCCTTCCCGGGTTTTACCCCGGCAGCGGTTGCAGCAGCAGCTGCATCGGCCGCGTCCGCGAAGGAAAACGCTGTTCCTTGAACGGATTTGAGCGCGGAGTCCATGATCTGCTTGACATCTGCGGCGGAGTTCCCGAGGGCCTGGAGTTTGAACTTCGCATTGTCGATCGCCTTGAGACGATCAAAGCCCGCGAACAGAATCCCGCCAAGTCCACCGGCTCCCGCGAGCCCAGCGCCTAGGCCCAGCCCCTTCAACGACGTTATGACCGCACCGCTGATGGTTCTGCCGATGTCACGGCCGACCGAAGCGGCACCGGATACCAGTCGACCGCCGAGCGCCTGCGCGATGTTCACCGTTCCGATACCCGCGCGGATGCCGCCGCCGATGGTCTTGCCGATCACCAGACCGGTTGCCGCGCCTATCCGTTCAGCCGGGGTGCGGAACTCCTTGAAGAACCCCTGAGCCGCCTGGGTACCGCCCTTGGACACCTCGGAGGCCATCGCCTTGGACAGGTTCTTCCCGGCCTGCGTGCCTGACTTGGTGGCGGTGGTCTGCAGGCCCGCGAAGTCGGAGGTGATCTGCTTCATTCCCGACGCGTAGCGGACGGTGAGGTCGATGTAGCCTGAGGCTAATTTGACGGCCATCAGTCACCACCTCCCTCACTCTTGCCGGAGAACAGAGCAGCCAATCTTTGTGCTTTGTTCGGGGTTTCGCCTGTGCGGCCCAACAGCTTTCGGATCTTCGACCGGGGTGCGCCCTTGACTTTCGGATGCACCTGCCGGTTACGCGCGACCCCTGGACGGGGGATCGGGTCGGGTTGGTTGCGGTTCTTCGCGCCGTCTTTCGTCTTGGCCCATTGCAGCCACCGCAGCACGTCGGCGATCGTCGCCAGCAGCAGGTTCGTCAAAGTCCAGCCGGCGTCGTCGGGGTGCATCGACTTGTACAGCTGGGAGTCCACCGAGGAGTGCTCGATGATGATGATCAGGTCATGCCAGTTGAACCATTCGCACGGGCACCAACGCAGCCGCAGGCCGAGCGCGATCAGGTCAGATTCGAGCGCCCGCCCATGCTTGTCCAAAACATCGGCTAGTCCGGTAATTTTCCCAGGTCGACCTCGGAGGCGTTCGCCATCCGCTCCTGGATGTCCTGGAGTTCCTTCAACGGCATTTCATCGAACAGCGCGAGGTCGTCCTCGGCCATCGCCCATTCGAACACCGCCCACATCTGCTCGTTCGGGTCCTTGCGGGTCTTGCGGATGATGCCCATCGGAACCACATTCAACGGTCTGAAGTAGATCGTCTTGCACTCCACGCTGTCGCCGTGGGGGACCTCGACGTCGATCGACAGCGTGTTCGGCGGCCGTACCCTCTCCAGGGCATCCTCGACAACCGCTTCGACAGGGTCAACCGGCAATTCGACCGGTTCGGCCTGCGGCTCAACAGTTTCAGTGGTGGTTTCGTCGGACATTTCGCAGCCTCACTTTGATTTTGAGAAGGTCACGCGGCCGGGTTTTAGAACCGTGGAGGGAGCGGCCCCGGCTGCGTGGAGGTACTCCCCCCACGGGCTTGTTACGAGCCGGTCAGTTGACCGTTGTCCGACCACGAGAACGCGTGATCGCCGTCGACCTCGAACGCCTCGAGCTGGACCTTGTACTCGATGGTGTCGGTGTGCACTACCTTCACCTCACCGGTGTCGAAGATCTGACCGTCCATGATGTAGGTGCGGTACTTCGCCGACAGCTGCGTGTCGATGGTGTCGATGACCCACGACAGGTGCGGAAGACGCTTCGCGTTCTTCTTGACCTGCACGATCACGCCGTGCTGCGAATTCGCCGCCACCACAGTGACATTCGAGGCGCCGTAGATCGCCTTCAGCACTTCGGCGTTCAACGACTCCAGCAGCACGAATTCGTACATCTGGGAGAACTCGGTCTGCAACACTTTGACGACCTTGCCGCCGAAGTTGCGCTTCTTGTCGATCTTGCGGTCCGCGGTCTCCTTGAAACCGTCCTCGCCGGCGTCCCCCAAATCGATGAAATCGACATCGAGGTCGTCGAACGGGTCCGGCAGCGCCGGTCCGGGGGTCGCGAGAGGACCGACGAAGATGCAGCCGGTGGTAGTGGGTTCCGCGGCGTAAACATTCTTGACGTCGCTCATGGTTGATGCCCCTTCCAGGCACAGGTGCAGCCGGGGCCGAAAGGGTGTGCAGTGCTGGGATGTTTAGACGATGCTTGCGCGGACCAGCAGGTCCGCGGTCAGCTGCCACCGGTAATGCGAGGTGATGTCGGGGTGCGGAAACTCCGCGGGTTCCCCAATAACGTTCACGTCTCGAATACCGAGGTGGTGATACTTGCTGTCGACTATCAAGCTGCGCACCGTTTCGGACAACAGCCCTGCGTCGTAATCTTTTTCGGCCCAACACCCTGCGATGATTCGTCGTGTCGACAGAACGCGC